CATGAAAGAAACCAAATTCAGTATCGGCGACGCGGTGGTTTTCCGCGCGTTCAACGGTGACAGCGTCTCGGCCACGATTCTCGCGGTGCTTCCGGACGCGGTCCGCGTGGGCTACTGCTCCGGCAGCCGCATCATCAACGGCCGCATGGAGCCGAAAATGGAGCGCGTGCTGGTCAAGCGCGCAGACTACGGGCGCATCACGGCCTTCCCCAAGGACAGCAAGTTCCTCGTGCTCGAAACCCTCTAAGCCGCACCACTATGCACAAAGTCACCATCTCGTTCCCGTCCCTGGAGGACGCGGAGTTTTTCACCTACCTCGCGCGCAAGTCTGCCGAGAACCATCTCCGCCTGACCGGCGGTCCGGCCGGCATCATGCAGGACGCGCTCACCCGCGCCGCCGCCGTGGTCGGCCCGGGCGATGCCAACCCGTTCCTCGTGGCGGTCGCGTCGTCGGTGCCGCCCCGGACGGACGCGGTGCCGGACGACCACCTGCCGCCGCTGGTGCCGAACTGGTGGCACCTCGAATGCCAGTTTTCCTGGGGCTGGGAGCGCAGCGGCTCTTATGATAGGAGCTACCCCACGCGCGCCGAGGCGCTGTCGGTTCTCAAAACCATCAAGAGCGGGCTGAAGTATCGTGTCTGCCGTTCCAAGTAATTCACAATCGTAACTTGCGAACCGCCCGCGCCGCGGTATCTTTCCCCATGAACAACACCGATTTTACCGCGGCCTCCGCGAAACTTTTCCGCGACATCGTGACCGACCTGCCGAACTGGACGGGCGTCACGCCCTGTTTCAACCACATCACCAGCGCCCTCCGCGGGAACCTCACCGACCTGAAAAAGCGCGGGCTGGTTACGACCTTCCGCAGCGACGGCGACGAATGGATTGAACTGACGGCTGCCGGCGAGAAGCACGCCCACGCGCTGGGCCTGGGCAAATTCCTTCCAAGCTGATTTGACAAACCGGCCCGCCTGGGCTACCTTCTCCCATGAATGAAACAAAGAACGATTCGAGCGCGGTGCGGGTGCCCGCGCCCGAGCTGACGTCCCAGGAGTGGGAACTGCGTCGCAAGGAGCGCGTCGCGAAGCAGTGGGCCGACCGCCGCGCGCGGTGGGCAGCCTACAAAAAAGCACAAAACCACTTGCGCGGGGCCTGAACCCGTGCGACCTTACGCCATGAATTATTCGATTGTTTGGAAACTCCGACCGGGCGGGCTGGTCACGTTCCGCCACGAACTGACGGACATGCCGAGCCTCGCCGCCGCGCTCGAAGCGTTTCGCCGCGCCGAGCCCGAGGCCTACCTTGTGCAGGCCTACGCACACCAACCCATTGACCCCGTTCTGCTCGCGGGCTTGATGGACACCTTGGAGCAGAAAATTGTGGCGGACGGCTGGCGTTCGCTGGGAGACTAACTCCATGAGCGAACCCTGGTTTTCCCAAATCCTGTGGCCCGTCCTCCGCTCCGCGGATGGCGAAGCCGGTCTTACCCCCGAGGTAGTGTTGCAAGCGGTGCGCGCCTGGGACCAGCAACAAATGTGGGAGCGTGGCCGCAGCGTTATGCCGACGGACCTGCGCGACGCCGTGTATGCGGTGCTCAGCCCGGCCGGGCGCCGGGCCGCGGACTTGGCGGCGCTGTCATCCCTGAAGGGCTAACCCGATGCGCCTAGACTTCCATCGCGACATCTACCTGCCGGCGGACCTCGTCGCCCAGGTCCGCGCCGTGAACTACTCCCGGCTGGATTACAGCATGCACGCCGTCCGAGAGGCCGCCCTCGCGGACGGGCTGCGCCCGCACCAGCTGCCTGTTTCCCTAGCTTTTGACGAGTGGGTGCTCGTCCATGTCGAGACATGGGCCGGGCGCCCCACGGGCGTCCTGGTGCGTCGGGCGCTGGCTTGCAACCCGCGGTTGCATCTCGTCATGGCGGTGTCGGTGCCGGATTGCCGGGTTAAAACGGTCTGGCTGAACCGGGCGGATGATAACCACCGCACGCTGGACAGAACAAAATATGTCGCGGCGGCCCCTTGACGGATTGCCGGTCATGTGGCACCTTAGATTGTCGGTTGAGGGGCGTGCTCCCCCGGCCCGGAAGGGTCGGGAATAAAGGGATGGAGCGGCGAGCGGTGGCCACCGCGGACCGTGTAAACCCCGGGTGAGGAGCACCCCCCTCAACTGATTGATTTTTGCCGGCGCAGGTCGCCGCGGCGGGGTTGACCGGGTTAAGACGACGAGTCAACGCGTCCGATACACCCGCCCGCAGCGCTCAGGTTCGATTCCTGGGGCCGGCTCCAATTTGACAAACGCTGCGACCTGAACGATACTGACCCATGAGCGAAACCACCGAGATTCAGATTGAAAAAATCCTCCCCTGGGGCGCGCCCCGCCGCGTCCGTCTCCAGGACGGCAGCGAGCGCGTCCTGCGCGTTGCCCTGACCGTCCCCGCGACCTTCTGGGACCTCTGGAAGCAGAACAAGGACGTGCTGAAGCTGGCCGGGGTTTCCCCTAAGCGCGAACCCAACGGTGCCTGGGTGTGCAACTGGTGGGCGCCGGTTGACGCCGCCCTAGCCAAGGCCGAGCAGGCCAAGCGCGCCGTGGTGGCGGACGCGAGCCGCGCCACCGACGCCGCCATCGATATCCCTTGCCCGGCGGGGCTTGAACTTTTTCCTTTTCAGAAAGCGGGGGTTGCCTTTGGGTTGGACTGCTGGCGCAATAGACGGGGGTGTTTGATAGCCGATGAACCTGGGTTAGGAAAAACTTTGCAGGCGATAGGGCTCATTAACAAAACGCCAGAAATTCGGCGGGTCCTAATTATCGTGCCTAATACGCTAAAAATAAATTGGTCCCGGGAATTGGCGAAATGGCTAGTCCGTCCTGCCGTGGTGGCTATGGTTTTTCAACAAGGCGGCTCGCAACTCCGCGATAGCTTGCAATGCCTTGGCTTTTTTGACGATGAGGAACGGCAAAACGGTTTCGAGAAAATTCAAAACGCCCCGCCGGCTACACACTCGCCAACACCCCAGGTCTTTGTTTGTGCGGACTCCCCTCCAATCGACGGTCCCGGCGCGCGTCTTGACGGAAACGACGCCCCCAAAAGTGCTTACCCACTGAAGCAGCCCGGTATCCATTTGTTGAGCGATGCTGGCAATCCACCAGTTTCTATTGCTTCGATAGATGGTTCCTTCTCCGTCAAAAACACCAGCCAGATAGGCGCGGGAAGTTTGGAGCCGAGGGGCGATAAAGGGGGCCGGCTTGGTTCGCTTGGGGGCAGCCCTAAACCCGTGGATTTTCCATCGGTAGGCCAAGGTGCTTCCCGTAAAGGGAATGTTGAATTCTTTCAGGGTTTCCGCGTATGTGTGGCCCGCCTCGAAAAAGGCAAGACTCTCCCGGAGAACACCTTGCGACAGTGGAAAGGCGACTTTGTTAATTCTGTTCATATAGTTATCGTCAATTACGACTACGTATCAAGAAGTGCGGAGGTTTTCAAAAATGTCAAGTGGGAGGCGAGAATTCTTGATGAGGCGCACGCCATAAAGAACCCGCAGGCAGTGAGGACGAAAGCGACTCTGGGCATTTCTGCAAAATACAAAATAGCTTTGACGGGAACGCCTGTGGAAAACCGGCCAATTGAATTGTGGACTACCCTTAATGACCTGGACCCGTCCGCGTGGCCGAAGGGTAACTTTTTTCAATTCGCCCGCCGCTACTGCGCCGCGAAGCAAAATGGTTTCGGTTGGGACTTTTCCGGGCACAGCAACGAGGCCGAGTTGCAACACAAACTCCGTTCGTCTATCATGGTGCGCCGGCTGAAGGCCGACGTGCTCAAAGAATTGCCTGCGAAGCAACGCCAAGTTATCGAGCTGGACAGCGCCGGGTGTAGCGAACTGCTGAAGCTCGAGGAATCGATGGTGGCCGAACGCGAAGCCGCGCTGGTCGAATTGCGCGCGCGCGTAGAGCTGGCCCGTGCGTCCGAATCGCGCGAGGAGTATTCGGAAGCGGTCCATGCGCTGCGCCGCGGGCAGGGCGCCGCGTTCGAGGACATGGCGGAAATCCGGCACGAGGTCGCCATGACCAAGCTGCCGCAGTGCCTCGCGTTCATTCGGGATGCCATGGAATCTGGTAAAATTCTCGTATTTTGCCATCATTTAGGAATAGTTAAAGACATCGTTGACAATTTGACGGAATCCTACACTTCTTTATCTGATGGAAAATCAAATAGGAAAGTGGAAGATACTGGGTCCGGGTCCAACGCGAAGCGGTTGTCGGGACACTTGGAGGTGCCGGTGTCAATGCGGACTGATAAAGCTGGTGGAAGGGAAAAGTTTGCGGGCGGGGGTCTCTCGCGGGTGTCTTCAATGTCGGGACAACATTCGGACACATGGAAAGTCTCGGACTCAGGAATACCGCATGGTTCAACAAGCGCAGCAGCGGGCCAAGAAGACAAGGGCGCCCTTCGCAATAACTTGGGAGGATGTAGTAATTCCGGCCCTGTGTCCGCTGTTGGGAATACCGCTGCTGCGGGACACTCATTGCAAGTTTCATCCGAACAATCCATCCCTGGACAGAATTCTTCCGGACAAGGGATATGTGCCGGGCAACGTGTGGGTGATAAGTTGGAGGGCCAACGTCCTGAAGAACAACGCGACACTAGAAGAAATAGAGCGCCTCGCTCAGTTTTTGAGAGCGAAAATTTTTCCGTAGCGGTGGTCACTGGGGACATTTCTATCCAGGACCGACAAATCGCCGTAGATACTTTTCAAAACGACCCACGGTGTCAGGTGTTTGTGGGCAATCTCGCCGCCGCGGAGGGCTTGACGCTGACCGCCGGCACGCACGTTATTTTTGTTGAGCTGCAATGGGTGCCCGGCAAGCATGCGCAGATGGAAGACCGCGCGCACCGCATCGGGCAAAAGGACAGCGTGCTGTGCAGCTACCTCGTGCTTGAGGGCAGCCTGGACGCGCACATGTCTCGCACCATTGTGCAGAAGCTGAACGTCATCGACTCCTGCCTGGACAAAATCACGGACTGGGCCGAGGCCGAGGTGGAGGAAGTCGAGCCGGTCACCAAGGTCCGCCTCACGTTCGAGCGCGTCGCCGCTGAAGCACGCCTCGTCAGCGACCGCTGCGTGGAGCTGGTCCATCAGGGAATGAAAATGCTGGCCGGTGTCTGTGACGGTGCGTGTAAGCTGGACGACGTGGGGTTCTCTGCGGTTGACGTTCGCATCGGCCACGCGCTCGCACACCGCACGAGTATCACGCAGAAGCAGGCCGCGCTGGGCTGGAGAATCCTCTGTAAATACAGTCGCCAGCTAGGTCCGGCGTTCATCGCGGAGCTGAAGGCCGCGGCGGCAACCAAGGAATAACTTATGCACACCGTCAAACACGACCTGCGCGGCAAACTCTGGTGCGGCCCCGCGGCCATCAGCGCCATCACGGGCCGCGGCACGCGCACGGTGCGGGATGCTGTGCAATGGCATCGTGGCAATTATCGGCCGGTGTCGAGCATGAAGCCTAGTGAGGTGTTGGCGGCGCTGGAGCTGCTTGGCTACGGGTTCCAGGAGGTCTGGACTTGTGAAAAGTCTTATTTCGGAAAGCCGACGCTGGTGCAATTCGTGCGCCACTGGCGGGACGAGCTAGCCTGCGGCTTGCCCATCCTCTGCGCGCTCACCGGGCACTGCGTCGTCCTGCAAGGGGGCCTCTTCGTGGACTCGTGGACCAAGACGCCCGTGCCTTTTTCCGACGCACCAAAACAATTCCGACGCCGCCGCGTGGCTTCCGCGTGGCGAATTTTTCAACGCACATGAAACCTAACAAACTCGAAAAAGAACTGGACGCCCGCTTCGTGGAAATCGGTTTCCCGAACTATGGCGACAACACCATCCCGCCCGCATTGCGTGAGCAATTGGCGTTCATCGTCGCGCGCTTTTACAACGGCGAGGTGCTAATCGTGGACCACCGTGCGGGGAGCAGCCGCTTCTTCACCAAGAAAAATTTCAAGCTGGAGGGGTTGACATTTCCGAAAAAACCCACACTGGGATAAGTGATGAGCAACAACGTCATAGTTGGTGAATTTTTGGTCGATGGGGCGCCCTGCACTGTCGAGGTCCCCTGCAACAAGGTCGGCGCCGCCGCGAAGGAGGTCTATAACGACCTGCTGCGCGAAGTGCGCAAGCTGCACCCGGACGCAAAGCAGGTCGCGCGCGTGGGCAGCAAAATCGAGAAGCGCGACCGGGGGCTAATCCGCCTGACCGACGGGCAGACCGTCCGGCAGCTGTTCCCGCGCGAGGGCGACGCCGCCCCCGTGCTGGACGTGGGGCAGGTGTTCTTCCACGGGGCCGCGTGCGTCATCATGCTTCGCTTCAGCCGCGGCCAGGACCGCGCCCACATCACCCTGCGCGACCGCCTGCGGGGCACGCCCGTGAACATCACCGGCGGCTACATCCTGGGCGGCGCGCTGGCGGCGAACCTCGCGCAGTCCATTGCCGGCCTGTTGGGCAACACCGCGCGGGACCTGAAGCTGCGCATAGAATGAAGTTTTGTTACAACCGACTTTGCCGTTGGCATATCGAGTGCGACCCGACTTGCAACCGGCTGAAGTATTTGACGACGGCCCGGCCCGTCTCGTATTTCGCGGACGCCGAGGCCACACTTGCGACCGCCGCCGCGGACCTGGAAGTGCGGCGCGTCGTCATAAAAGATTCGGTCACCGGGGCGATGTATCACTTTTGTGAGATATGCGCCAACGCGGTGGCCATGGCCAACACACAAAAGAACGATGAACACGAAGCACAACGAAGAACGAATCCCGAGCCTGCGCCTGACGCGCCAGCAACACCGCGCGACAGCACGCAAGGCGGCTAAGCGGACGCCGCGATATCTGCTCCCCTCGCGCTACACCGAGACCGCTTTTCTCGCGCGCCTGGAAGCCCGGCCGCTGTCCTACCTGGGACGGCAACAAACGCACCTCAAGCGGCTCCTGGCAAATTGTGACCGTCTCATTGCGGAACACGGCGGCGCCGGGTCGGTCATCGACCAAGCAGTTGCCCGCGACCGCGCGACCTGGGAACGGCAACTGGCTCTGGTTCAAGGTCTTATCGTGAAACGGACCCGGACGCCGGCCAAAAGGGACACCCGCACAGCCCGCCTGCGCCGGCTGCAAAAAGTCGGTTAATGAAAGTCGAACGGACCCCAATTCAAATCCAAAATGAACCGAGAATTCTATCGTGAGCTGCGCAGAATTATTTCTGAAGCCAAGGGGGCCGAACGCGCGCGTGCGCTGGCCCGCCCCCGTTTTTCCGCCTTCGAACCGGCCGTGGCGCAATCGGACCTCGACCGCCCCCGTGGGGACGAACCGAATTCCCTCAATGAAATCACTGGACCAACCCTATGAACGCAACCGAACTGAACGACCTGCTCACGAAAATGAGCGAATCTCCCCGCGCGCTGCTCAACAGCCCTGGCACGAAGCCGCATGGTTCCACGAGTGGCAACGGCTCGCTGGAGCTGCCGCCGACGGTGAACCCCTTGGCTATCTACATCCTCGGCCCGATGCGGGGGCATAAGAAATACAACTTCCCGGCGTTCTACGAAATGGCCGCGAAGCTCCGCGACTGCGGCTACACGCCGGTGAACCCCGCCGAGCTGGACCGCCTGGACGGCTTCAACGTGGACGCACTGCAACCGGACCACGACTTCACCACGTATCCTGAGGGCATGGACGCGGAGCAGGTGGTGCGGCGCGACCTGAAGGCTATCATGTCGTGCGCCGGCTACGTCGCGCTCCCGGGCTACGAAAAGTCCAAGGGCGCCACCGCGGAGAAGGCGGTGTTCGACTGGCGCGGCGCGAAGCGGCTGGAGTATTTTTCCGTTCATCAGGGCGACGGACCGTTCCTGCAAATCGCGAACGATACGGCGCCGGTGACCCCGAAGGACGAAACGAATCCGAAAGACCTGCTGGGTTTGAAGAAGGCGCCGCTACGTTTGGTGCCGTGGGTTTCCATCGTCGCGCTGGCGCGTGTGATGAAGCTGGGCGCGGTGAAATACGGAGAAAAAAATTGGCGCCAGAAGAAGCCCCGCGCCTCGATATATTTCGAAGCGGCCCTACGGCATCTTCTCGCTTACGACGACGGTCAGGACATCGACCCGGAGTCGGGAGAATCGCATCTGGCGCACGTCATGGCGAACATGGCCATTCTTTTGGACGCGAAGTCGTGCGACTGTCTGCTCGATGACCGCGCCTTCACAGGCGAAGTAATCAAGGCTCTGGACGCCTGCAAATGACCAAAGAGCAAAATGCGGCGCGGTCACGGAAGTGGCGTGGGAAAAATCCCGAACGCTCTGCGCAAATCAACGCGAACTGTAGCCTCAAGCGACGGTATGGAATTACGCTGCTCGACAAGCACCGCATGGTAGAGAAACAGGGCGGGAAGTGCGCGCTCTGTGAGCGGGTCCTCCCGTCGCAGGGTTTCAATCGCGTCATCGACCATGACCACGTAACGATGCGAATCCGTGGGGTAATCTGCCGGGGCTGCAACGTGGCACTGGCCCGCTTTGGTGATGACAAGTCGGCAATCAACAAACTCATTCGGTATCTGCTTCCGGAACAACTGCTGGAGGCGGCATTCAACTTTGGAGACTGATATGTTTAACTGGCTCAAATCCAAGTTCAAGTCGCGCGCACAGCGGGACCGCGAGCGCGGCTACTACGACCGCCTGCCGCGCGCAAGTAGCGCGCACAAGCCGCCCGCGGACCAGCTCGACGAGCTGTTGGCCGAGGCGCACCGGACGGACCGCGAGCGCGTGCCTGCACCGAAGTCCCGCATCCGGCCGGCGACGCCCTGGGCGCGCCTCAAGGAATTCCGTCGGCGTTACGCCAAGTGGCCGAACCCGAAGGAATGCCTCGCCATCCTTTTCCCGTCCGCGTGGCTGATGGAAAAGCTGTGGCCCAAGTGGGACCCCGAGGACCGCAACGCGCGCATCGCACCGCCGGCCGGTTACTACGACGCCGACAGCGGCCGACTCTACGACCACAAGCACCGTTATGTCAAAACCATCCGACGCTGAGCTGTGGCGCTACGTCCGTCGCACGCTGCACGTTTACGCGCGCGAGTTCGGTTTGCCGCTGCGTAAGGTGGGGCGGATGGCGCCGCACAAAAACTTTTACGGCGACTGCTCCAGCGACGGGCGAATCCGCATTCAGTTGCGGCGAAACGGCGACCGGCCCATCGCCTACCAAATCATCGACACCATGGCCCACGAGCTGGCGCACCTGGAACACCAGAACCATAAGCGGCTATGGTTCGCGCTACACATCGACATTCTGCATCGGATGATGGACGACTACGTGTATGCCGACCTCCGCCGGCTGTGCAAAAAAGCCCGTTGACAAATCGAATTGCGTCACCACTTCTTATGATAGAACGTGAAATTGATTGCAATTCTCCTGCTGGCGGCGGCGACAATCTTCGCCGACGAAAACCCTTCCCCATCTGTCCTCCCATGGTTCACTGTTTGGGACTCGATGAACACGCTGCTCTGGCCCGAGGCGTGCAAAAATCTGGAGGTGCAGAATGGCCCGATGGACTCGTATTACTTCGCGCCCACACAATCGGAAATCGACGAGATGCTCGCCTTTATCAAGGCGCGCCGCGAGCCTTTTCCGTATATTCCGGAGGCGTGGGATTGTGACTCTTTTGCTTTCGAAGCCTACCACTGGGCAAACGTCTGGGGAGTGCGGCACACTGCCGGCCGGCGGGGAGCGCCGACGATGGCGGTGGCTTTTGTTAAGCTGGACGGCCCGTATCCCCTCTCCGCGGGGGAGCCGTATGCCCAAGGCTACCATGCCATCAACGTCATCCTGCGGGACGACGGCCAGTGGTTTTTCTTCGAGCCCCAGAATGGACGACTGTGCCCCGTTGAAGGCAGCATCTACGAAGGTGCCATCGAGGTGCTGAAGATACTGATGTGAAAGAAATTCCCCTCACGCAAAATAGGGTCGCGCTCGTGGACGACGATGACTACGAACGCATCGTCGCGTGGAACTGGATTTATGCAGGCGGCGTTCGGAAAAATGGAACGCCTTACACCGGGTATGCCCAGACGGTTCGTGCGGGAGTCACAATAAAAATGCACCGCGAAATTCTCGGGGCAACCCCGGGACAGCGCGTGGACCACAAGAATCAAAATCCTCTCGACAACCGAAAAGAAAACCTCCGGCTAGCTAATAACTCTCAGAACATCGCGAACGCGAAGCGATACGCGGGCGCCCGGCATCCATATAAAGGTGTGGCGGTGTGCGGAGCCAAGTGGCGAGCCGAAATCCGGGTGAACGGAAAACATCAGCATCTTGGGGTGTTCGAAACGATAACTCAAGCGGCGCGGGCTTACGACAGGGCCGCTGTCCAGCATTTCGGCGAGTTCGCTCGACCGAATTTTCCATCATGCCTGCCTTGAATACTAGGCGGCTGAACACCGCGTGGTGCGTCACCACCGAAGAGGCGGGGCTGCTTTTCCGTCCGGGACAGCTGCGCGCCGGCTGGTCGCGCAAGCGAAGGACGAAGTTCCTGCGACGCTGGCGTCGGCGCATAGAGCCCGAACGGCTGACAACTTACCGAGACATCCACTGGATGTCCGGACCGTATTTCGAAGAGGAGGTGAATGACCAATGCCTGTAAAAATCAAAAAGCAAAAGGGTGGTTCGTATTCTGTGCGGACGCCCGGCGGTGTCAAAGCCAAGCACACGACCAAGGCGAAAGCGGAGGCCCAGAAGCGCCTGCTGAATGCGGTGGAACACAACCCCGACTTCAAGCCTAGCCATCAGAAAATGCACAAGAGGGTAATGGGCTCTTGACATTTTTCGAAAACCCCACACTGGGATAGATGTAATGAGCAACGCAGCAACCCGAGTCCATCACCCCTACTCCCCGAGCACGCTACAGGCTCGGGAGGCTTGCCCGTGCTGGACCCCGTCCGGGGGCACCAACGAGGCGGCGGAGGCGGGCACGCTGCAACACGACGCGGCGGAAAAAGGTCTGGACGACCCGCGGTTGTCTGATGCCCAGGCAGCCGCGGTCGCCCAGTGCAAGGCGTTCTGTGATGACCTCGCGAGCAAGTTCCCCGGCGCCACGGTCCTGAACGAGCAATACCTCCCGGTGGACGATGAAGTAATCTGGGCGAATGACCCGCCGCCGCTTCGCTCCCGCAGCAAGTTCCTCGGCACAACGGCCGGCTTCATGGACTGGGGTCTGGTCACCGCGGACGGCCTGCACGGCGAGCTGGTGGACTATAAGATGGGCCAGCATGCCGTGGAGGAGGCCTCGAATAATTTGCAAGGCGTGTCCTACGCGCTCGGGCTGTTCAAGAAATACCCGACGCTGCGCGACGTGACGGTGACCTTCCTACTCCCGTATCGCGACGAGGTGGACCAACACACCTTCGATATGACCAACGCGCTCGCACTCCTCTTGCGCATCAAAACCGTTGTGCATAGGGCGATAGAAGCCAAGCGTGCGGGAGACTTTTTGACGGCACGCCCAAGCGTCTCCGCATGCAGTTTTTGCGGAGCGCTGGGCACCTGTCCCAAGGTGGCGGAGTTGGCACTACACGTCGGTCGCAAGTATCGTCCCATCGACGTGCCGAAAAATCTGACGCCCTCGATGATGCTCGACCCGAAAGACGTGGGCCTCGGGCTGCAACTCGCGATGGTCCTCAAGGCCTGGGCTGAGGCCTATCGCGCGCAGGCGACGCAGAAGACCATCATGGACGACAAGTTTGTCCCTGAGGGGTATCGGCTCGTCTCGTCGGTTAAGCGCTCCGTCCGCAAGGCGCGCGAACTGGTCGAGACGGCGAAGGAGTTCCTGCCGGAGGACCAGTGGCCGCTTCTGGAAGCCCTTTTTGAGGTGCCGCTCGGCCCGGTGGAAAAGTTAATTTCTGTTGCGGCCCCGCGAGGCTCGAAAGAAGATACCGTCGAGGAGTTCGGGAGGATAATTTTGGAGGCCGGGCTGGTGGAGGAGTCGGAGCCTTTCGCGTATCTCCGCATGGACACCAAGAAAAAGGAGGCGAAATGAGCGCTGAGGTGTTCTTGCCACTGTCCCGCGGGAAGGTGACTGTTATCGACTTCTTCGACCTTGAACTGGTGCGCGGGTTCCGGTGGTTCGCGAAACAAAAAACTCCAGGAGGGCTGTGGTATGCAGTGAGGAATTCTGGGGGCCGAAAGGCGCATCGCCAAGTGTATCTGCACCGGTTGGTGGCTGAGGCGGACCCCGGGGACATAATTGACCACCGCAATCGGGACACCCTCGATAACCGGAGAGCAAATTTGCGCTGGGCAACGAAGGCCCAGAACGGCACAAACTGCGCCCGTAGAAAATCTTCGCCACACCCCTTTAAAGGAGCCTATCTAATTAGGGGGAAGTGGCGCGCCCAAATAAAGGTCGGCGACCGAACCGAATATCTGGGGACCTTTTCGGAACCCGAGGTGGCGGCGCGCGCTTATGATGCCGCCGCGTTGAAATACTTTGGGGAGTTCGCTTGCTTGAATTTTCCCATTAGCAAACCGCAACCAAAAATCCAAAAACCATGAACATGAGTTTTGTCAAAGAAGGCGTGGAAGATACCACGACGCCGGTTCCCCCGGCACCCGAGACGCCGGCCGCGTCAACTGAAGTCGCCACCCGCGAAGCCACCCCCGGCTTTTTCGATGAGGACAACATTCGCTACGAAGACATCGTCTTCCCGCGAATCAACATCGTCCAGTTCGTCGGCAAGCTGGCCACCGAACAGGGCTTCGACCCCGGGTCCATCCTGTTGGCGTCGCAAAACGTCATCCACACGCCCGAGAGCAAGACGGACAAGGGCACGCCCCCGCTCAACCTCACGGTCATCGGCTTTCGTCCGCTGCAATACGCGGAGAAGCTGCCCGGCGGCAAGCAGGGTCTGCTCGTCAACAGCGAGTCCGAAGTGGTCAAGCACAACGGCACGCTGAGCTGGAAGGAATGGGACGCCTCGAAGTCCAGCGGGAGCCCGCTGCGCTACTTCCAGACGCTCGCCACTGCGCTCCTCCTCGTGGAGAAGCCGGACTTCTACGCGGACCCGGACCAGCTGGACTTCCCGTATGTGTTCGAGGTCGAAGGGCAGCCTTCGCGCTACTTCACGCTCGCGCTCTGGGGCATGAAGGGCTCGGCCTACACCAAGGGTGCCAAGGCCATCCGCACGCAGAAGAAAATCGGTTCCCTTCGGAAGGGATACCTCACGCACTCCTGGACGCTGACCACGACCAAGCAGTCCAAGGACGACAACTATTACTTCGAACCGAAGCTGCGGGCCTCGACGAAGAATGGTGACCTCTTCCAAGGGTTCATCAAAGCAATCATCGGCGCGCAGTAAGCGCCGCTCGCCACGGGCGGGCCGGGGGTTCACGTTCTTCCCCTCGGCCCGCTTTTTTCGTGGACGGGCGGAGGGAGGAATGCTAGACTGATTTTGACCCCTGGGCCGGGGATTTCTTGCCCGGCACTGTCGGACGCGCGCCCCGAAGAAGGCGCCTTCGACGAGGAATGATAGCCAGGACCGGCTGCCCAAAAACGGTCTGCCAGGAGCCGTGGAAATCGGCGGGGGGTCACCAAAATTTGACAAAGCGCGGGGGACGTGCTAGAATGCGGGCGTGAAGAATAAGCCCAAAGCACCGAAGATTCGTAAGACCTGGGGCACGATGTCCCCGGTCACCAAAGTGAAACCCTCGGCACGTCGCTACAGCCGCGCCGAAAACAGAAAGAGCGAACGTGAATAAGAACACCATGCGCCGGACACAAGCGGCGCGCGATGCCTTCGGCCGCATCAAGCAAGGCCGCGCCGGTTTTTCCGACGCCGCGCTTGCGGACACGGTCGGAACGAAAGCCCGCCTGAGCAAGCGACCCAAGGTCGCGGCCGGCGGCAACAAACCCCGAACCCCTGGACTCCGATGAGCCTCGACTCCGTCTATCGCATCTGCCTTGGGGTCTGCATCGGCTTTGGGTTCCTCCTGGCCATCAAGTGCGCGGCAGCGCTGGCTGCCGTCTTTTTCGTTGGCGCAGCGCTGCTGCTTTGCGTATGGGGTGCGCCGTGAGCGACAAGTTCATCGTGGAGAGCCACACGCGGGAATACCTTTTACTGTGCTCGGAGAAAAACCGGGCCGGCAAGTTCAAGCGCGTATCGCAGGAATCCCTGGACGAGATAAACACGCTCGTGGACAACGTCATCCGGCAGGTGGAATCCAAGGTCCCCGAGCCGCTGCACGCCTGTCCTGACGCGCCGGAAGCGCTGCGCCTCATTACGGGTTACGCCCTCGAAAAGGTTCGCGACCGGCTAGAAGCAGCCGCGCGGAAAATCATCTGCAACAAGGTGCAACGCCTGCCGTCAATCGGCATCACTATCTGAGGGGTTGACATTTTCGGGAAACTCCACACTGGGATAAGTGATGATAACGCACCTCGGCTTCGACTGGGAAACCTACTACGACACGAAGCTGAAATACGACATTCAGCATCTGGGGGCCGAGCGTTACGTCCGGGACGAGCGTTTCGACCCCTACTTGCTGTCGGTGAGCGACGGCGCGAATTCCTGGGCCGGCCCACCGAAAAATTTCAACTGGGACTCCCTGGAAGACGAGCGCGTGTGGGGGCCGGGCAACACGGCCACGCTCACCGCGCACAACGCCGCGTTCGAACAAACCGTTTACAACGAGATGGTCCGCCGGGGCTGGGCACCGCAGAAACGCATCAAGGCGTGGCACTGCACGGCGAACCTCTCGTCCTACCTCTGCAACCGGCGCGCGCTGGATGACGCGTGCGCGTTCCTGCTCGACATCTCGGTGGACAAGTCCACGCGCAGCGAGGCCAACGGCAAAACGACAGAGGAACTGAAGGCCGACAAGCTGGGCTGGGACCGCATGCTCGACTACGGGCGCGGCGACGCTTTTCGGTGCTGGACGCTTTGGGATAAGTTCGGCGCGGAGTGGCCGGAGTCGGAGCGCGAGCTGTCCCGTATCACCATCGACCAGTGCCTGCGCGGCGTGCAAATCGATGTTGAGCTGCTGAACGAATACATCCGCGTCGCCGAGACGCTGGTCATCACCTGCCAATACGCGCTGCCCTGGACGTCCCGCGGCGCGCCGCCCACGTCGCCCAAGGCCATGGCCGAGGAATGCCGCAAGTGCAACATCCCCTGCCCGCCGGTGAAATCCCGCGAGGGCGTGGACGCGTTCGATGCCTGGGAAGCGCAGTATTCTCCCGCGCACCCGTGGATAAAAGCGGTGGGCGACTGGCGGCAGGTGAACAAGCTGCTCGCCACGCTGAAGACCTTCAAAATCCGCGTGCGCGAGGACGGCACGATGCCCTTCGGCCTGAAGTATTTTGGCGCGCACACCGGCCGCTGGTCCGGCGACTCGGGACTCAATTTTCAAAACTTCCGCAAGGTGCCCCTGTTCGTTACCGCGGCCGGCGTGCTCACCGAGAACAAGAGTGATGCCACCACGGTCCTCGACATTCGCAAACTAATCGTCGCCCGCCCAGACCCCAAGCCCGAACCACGGGCGGAGGATAATCCATATTTGCAGAGGACCCCGGATGGCCGGACCTACGTAGGAGAGGCATACTGATGAAACTAATCGTCTCCGACCTCAGCCAAATTGAGCCGCGCGTGCTGGCGTGGCTGGTCAACGACAAGGTGGCCCTGGACGCGATGGCTGCCGGCGACTCGCCGTATGTCGCGCACGCCAAGGCGTCCATGGAATGGACCCCGTCGCACATCGACTGGGTCTTGGGCGACCTGAAAAAAGAATCCGGCAACATTTATTCGCTGGCCAAGGTTCGCGTCCTCGGGCTGGGCTTCGGCGCCGGCTGGCTGAAGTTCATCACGATGGCCAAAAATGTGGCCGGCCTGGACATCACCAAGGGCGACCCGGAATTCGAGCAAAAAATGACCCGCGACGGGGAGCTGTGCTGGAATGAGGACGGCACGCCGAAGATGGTGTCCGGCTACGGCAAGAATTCCCGGCGCATCGTGAAAGACTTTCGCGACTCGAACCCGGGCATCGTGAACCTCTGGCGGCAGCTTGACGAGGGCTTCAAGGCGGCGTGCGGTGGCGACTTCCGCATGCAGCTGCCGTCCGGTCGCTTCATGGTTTATCGCGACGTGCGGTCCGAGTGGCGGCTGGTGCCCGAGACGGACGAGAGCGGCGAGCTGACGGGCGCCATGAAGCGCAAGCTGGTTTACACCGCGGACGTGGGCGGCGTGCGCAGCGTTTTCTACGGTGGTCTCCTCTGTGAAAATTTGGTGCAGGCCACCGCGCGCGACGTGTTCGGGTTCCACATGCTTTTGCTCGACAAGACGCCGGGCATCCGCATCCTGTTCACCGTCCACGACGAGGTGGTCCTGGAGTGCGAGGACTACATCACCGCGAAACAGGTCCGTGACATCATGTCCATCGCCCCGCCCTGGCTCAAGGGCTGCCCCGTGACGGCGGAAGCCAACGAGGTCCCCTGCTACTGCAAATGAAACTTTTCTGTCTGCGCAACCTCAGCTCACATGAAGTGACTTCATGTGTCCCGTGGGAATTCGGTCCGGCGAACCTGGGAGCGGTTCCCCCGGAGGCCTTCTCGGATAAGGCGGTTCGCGACAAGTGGGCGAACATGCCGGCGACGACGTTCGAAATGTATTCGTGCTTCCAGGGCGTCAACCCGAACCTGCGCATCAGCAAAGAGAACCCGCCCCACGACGCCCGCGCCGCGGCCATCGACGTGGACGTGAAGCTGACGCGGCCCGAGCTGGACGGGGCGCTGCTGCGCATGGGCGACCGCCGACCAAACTACATCGAGACCACTTTTTCCGGCCACTACCGGCTGGTCTGGTTGTTTGCGGTGCCCATCGGTTTCCTGGGCGATGCCGACTTCGCGAAGTTCGTGCTCGAACACCTGCACGAGCTGCTGCCGTATCGCCAGTGCCCTGGCGTGGACGAGGGCGCCGTGACCTCGGCGACCCGCTACTACACCAACGGCTGCCGCTGGGAAAAAATTCACGACACCCCAATCGCGGCGGACCTGCTCATTGGCTGGCAAATGGCCATCGTCAAGAAGTTCAACTGGGCAGACACCAAGGACGCCATCAAAATCCCGTTCGACGTGGTCGAGGCGAAGCTGAAAGAAATGTATCCCCGGTTCGTGACCGAGTGGAAGTCAGAGTTCAAGAAGGACGCCGTCGGGCCGACCTTCTGGGAACCGGAATCTACGAGCGCGAAGTCGGCCATCGTGAACGACGTGGGAATCTATTCGTTCGCCAACCACGCCTCGCACAAGCCGCGCATGCTCTGGGCCGACTTTTTCGGCGCGCAGTTCGTGGCCGAGTATCAGCTGAAGCTGCTGGGCAACGCGGTCGAGGGCATCTACTACGACGGCCGGCAGTTCATCCGGAAACAGTCTGAGGGCAAGTGGCTATTCGGCGGCGCGGACGACCTGTCGCGCCACCTGCGCTGCGAGCGCGGGCTCTCCGACCGCCGGCCCAAGGGCCGCAACGCTTCGCCCGTGGACGAGGCCATCTCCTTCATCCAAAACAAAGGCCACATCACGTCGGCCGGGAGTTTCTCCTTCTACCCCAAAGGCATCATGGAACGCTACGGCAAAACATTTCTCAACATCCACAACCGCGACGTGCTGACCCCGGCACCGGGCATCCAGAAGTGGGGCGACAAGTTCCCCTTCATCGCCAAGTTTTACGACGGCTGGCTGACGTCCCCGGAGGCCCTCGTCGCGTATCTGTCGCACCTCTCCTATGCTTTCCGCTGCGCGTTCAACCGCGCCCCGCAGCCCGGGCAGGTATCCGTTTTCGTCGGTCCGCCGAGCTGCGGCAAAACGCTCAACACGCGCTACATCATCGGCGCGCTGTTCAACGGCTACGCGGAGTGCCAGGACTGGATGATGGGCCGCGACCAGTTCAACAGCGAGTTGTTCGAGGTCTTCAATTGGGCCATCGACGATAACACAATGGGGCTTGACGCGCGCTCGCATCGTATCTACACTGAGATGCTGAAAAGATGCTGTGCCAATCAAGCGTTCCGTTCCAACGAGAAGTTCCGCGCGGCGGGACTCCTCGACTGGGCCGGCCGCATCTGGGTGTCGCTCAACAACGACGCGGCCAGCCTGCGGCACTTGCCGGAGCTGGGCATGTCGAACATGGACAAGCTGAATCTTTACTGCTGCACCATCCTGCGCACCGACGGGTTCGTTTTTCCGGAGCGCAGCGAAATCGCCCGCACGCTAGTCCAGGAGCTGCCCTACTTCGGGAAGTTCCTGTTGGATTACGAAATCCCGGCGCACCGCATGGGCACGGAAAAGCGCTTCGGCCCCATTCATTACCACGACACGTCCCTGGTCATCGAGGCCAACCAATCATCGCTGAGCGCCAGTATCGGCGAGCAGGTGGACGAGTGGATGCGCCAGTATTTTGTCGAGAAGCATCCCGAGCACGACTGCTGGGAAGGCACCGCCTACCAGCTCTACCAGTCCATGGCCATCGACTGCCAGATGCGCGAGGCCATGGGCCGCACGACGGCGGACACGCTGAGCAAGACGCTCCCCGAGCTGGCGCAAAAAGGTTTCGACATCGAAATCCTGGGCGGCGAGTTCCGCCGCACGTTCCGAATTTGCCGGGGCAACCGTTACCCGAAGGGACCGGTCGCCAAGACAATCAAGCAGACCCCCAACAACCCCTACGAAAAACAATGAAGAACCTAGTCGTGGGCTACGCGCATCATCCGCACGCTGAACGCGGCGAGGAATACCTCTCCCGCTTCGGTATCTGGATGCCCTTGCACCCCCACTATTTCAATATGAGCGACAACCAAAGCTACTACGCCCCCGGGACGGACCTGAAGTTCACCCTCCTCTCTGCCGAAGAAGAGACGCGCCTGTTCACCGTCGCCCGCGGCGGTCGATATACGGCGACCGAGGTGAGCGCCGCGCGCGACTACATCATCACCAACCACCTGCTTTTCGCGGCGACTTACGCGCGGCGAATTGTGAAGGGCAAGCTGCCCGACAACGAGGTCGTCAGCGCCGCGAATTTCGGCCTGATGAAAGCGTTCGAGGCTTTTGACCACAAGCGCGGGAAACGCTTCTCGTGCTACGCGAAGCCCTACATCCGGTCCGAAATCGCCACGCTCTGGCGCTCCAAGGACATCGTGGACTACCACGGCAATTTTCCGGACGTGACCGAGGACAACGTCGCGATGCTTGACCCCGACTGCGGCGTCGTCATGCCGGACAACGAGGGCGACAGCCGCGAGCTGGTGTTGAAGTGCCTGGAGGATGCGAAGCAGGTGCTCAACGCCAAGGAAGCGAAAATCCTGCGCATGCACTACGAGCAGGGGCTGAACATGCGGGAAATCGCGGACACGTTCGACATCACGCGCGAGCGCATCCGTCAAATCCACGACGTGGCCATCGCCAAGCTGGCCCGGGCGTTCAAGCGAGCCGGCGTGAACGCACAGGGGGAGGTGTAGTATGGAAATTGTTTTTGTTCCCCTGACCAAAGGCAAGGTCGCAGTGGTGGACTTTTCGGACTTTGAAAAGGTTCGGAATTTTCGGTGGTATGCCCGTCCGGACTGGAGGACCTTTTACGCGTCCGCCCCACTGCCCCGTGGCAGTCGCCCAACTCAGGCGCAAATGCATCGGGTAATTCTGGGGTTGACGGACCCCCGGATAAAGGCGGACCACAAGGACGGGGATGGGCTAAACAACTGTCGCGACAATTTGCGAATCGCGTCATCAAAAGAAAACGGGGCCAACCGAAAGAAAAACATTGTCTCAACAAGCGGGTTTAAGGGCGTCACCAGACACAGAGGCGGTCGCTGGCAGACGCAGGTGGGGAAGAAATATGTGGGGCTGTATGACACCCCGGAAGAGGCCGCGCGAGCATACGACACGGTCGCCCGAGAAACTTTTGGAAAATTTGCAAACCTTAATTTTTATGTGTAAATGCCCAATCTGCGGGACAACGGACGCGGTGGAGTGCGCCGACGAGGTGGACATCGGGGTCGGTGTCCAGCGCCACGTCTGGGGCTATGTCTGCAAGAAGTGTGGCGAGATACCGGTATGCTCGGACTGCGGTGCCTGCATCGCCTCGCCCGGTGACCACATGACGTGGTGCGGGAGGGACAAAGAGTGAACATCCTCGCACTAGACCTCGGGACGAACACCGGCTGGGCAACCCGCACGGACGACAAAGTATTCGCGGGCACCTGGGAATTCGAGCAGAAAAAAGGCCCCTGTTGTTCCATTGACCCGCGGCTAGTGCTTTTTCGGCACAAACTGGAGGGGGCGCATGCCAAAAGGCAAATTGAATTGCTTGTTTACGAGGACGTGCAGTTTATGCGGGGCCGCGCGCAGGCTTTTCTGTGGTCGGCCTTTCGCACGGTCCTGTGGCTTTTCGCGCTCGACCACAACATCCCGACCATGTGCTGCCCTGTGAAGACCCTGAAAAAGTTCGGATGCGGAAACGGCAATGGAGACAAGGATGCGATGGCCCTGGCCTACTACGAAAAGGTGGGCCAGAATCCGAAGTTCGAGGCGCTCGATGACAACGCCATCGACGCGTGGCATCTACTGCACTGGGCAGAAGCGACCTTGACGAAACCGGAAATTGGCACACCTTAACTAGGAATGAGCAACGACTATCAGATGCTGGTCCCGGGCCGCGAGCGCGTCAACGCGGAGCAAATCACGACCCTCCTGCACGTCACCAACGCGCTCCAGGTTTACCTGCTAGCCCCGCACCGGGCCTTCGACTCCGAAAACCCGCACCCGGAGCTGGACGGCGGCGCCCTGGCGGCGGCGACGGTGACCTTCGGCAAGGCCTGCGAGCAGCTGAACAACATCCTGTCGGACGCATCGCGTTGGAGCCTGGACAAGGTGACGGACC